GGCTTTAGTAGTTGTTTTCCAATCCACCACAAGTCGTTTGTCACGAATGTACAAATCGGTGTGAGCGGGAATACCGAACTCATTTAACTCTTGTTCGATAAGCAAGTTGTCACCAAAGGGATCTTCGCGCTTGATTGCTTTTGCGATTCCTTCGTGGATAAAAGTACCGAGCATCGCCGGTAACTTCTCGGTGGTGTTAACTTCGGGTTGCTCAATGAGCTGGTAGTACACCTGACGGCGACAGCCACCAAGTTGTGAAGGTCCAATCTCTTTTTGCAAAGAGCGGTCGCGTTGACCGTCTTGGGCCAGGAGTGCTCCTGTAAGGAACTTGTATAGGAATACGCTTGTATCTTCGCTCATTAGGCTTCCATACTTGTTCGAACAGATGTTCCAATAGAGCGAGCAATATCTACTTGTTCCTTGATGCGGGCAACATTTCCCCGGCAAGCGCGTACAAGTATTTCTGCTGATGCCATCAGGCGGTGCAAGTCCTCGTTCTCAAGCAAAGCTAAATCCTCGCGCTCAGTAGCGGTCAGAGCCTTACCTGCTTCAGTACGAGCACCCATCATGTTCTTGCGCGAATGGGCAAGAGCAATCTCTAGGTCAGCCTTAGCGGTGAAGTATTGCTTCTCTGCGTCGTTCAATGCGAACTGCGCTTCGTCGATTTCTTTCGACAACTGAAGCAACCTTGCTTCCACTTGCATTGGGGTAACGGTCATTAGTTCCACCCCAAACTGATCCAGACAATGCCGAAGTCAAAGGCGATGCAGTTCTTATCAAGCATCAGACCGATCGACAATTGGCGTGTGTTGATGCCACAGAAAACTGTGTACTTACCGAGACGCTTAATGTGGTTTTTGTACATTAGTTTTTCTCCCATAGAAAGATGGTGCGGGCATGGGACACGGTGCGGTCAGCCTTCATAAAGCCTACGCGGTCAATAGCGCGACGATGCGACCAAGTGCGAATCTTTGCACCGACTGCATTATTGGAGTTTGGATAACGGCTGTCCGGCAATCCGATTGCTTCGATAAGGTTCTCGGAAGTAAAGCGAGTTCCTGTCTCTAGCGAATCGAACCACTCGTCAGCTTTCTTAGACCAATCGACCTTGGCTAGCAGAGCAGCCATACCGCCGTTGATTGCTAACTTCTCGCCTGTGTTCATTCGGAAACCTCGCCATCAAGTTCCTTAACACGGTTGCTAATAAGGTCTTTGAGAGTCACACCTGCTGAGGTAGGAACTTCCAAAAGATCCTTGTGCTCTGACCAAATCTCGCGAAGTGTGTCCTTAGAAGTTGCGAGCGCAATCTCGGCTACCAATTCAGCCACGGTTGCGAACTGTTCTTCTGTGATGACAACTTCAACTTCTGCCTCTACCAATTCTGCTGGCTTTACGGCAGTTGACTTTGGTGCAGATGGCTTTTCAATATCTGCTTGTGCCATTTCGTCGGCAGAGTAAATACCGGAAAGGTCGTTAGGAAATGCTTTGCGAAGTGCCAATGCTTCAGCGCACTTAGCGAGCATGAGGTCAGGCATCTTCTTCCAAATAGGAGAAGATGGATTGGCGTATGAATCCCACTTAGCAATTGCATAAGTAGGGTTGACGGAATCCTTGTAGAACACACCAATCTTTGCAGCAACAGGTGGAGTCTTGGCTAACCAAACATCTTTCCACACACCATCTTCGCCACACCATTCGGCTGCTGTCTGACCACCATAGTTCCCGGATCGCTGTGCAACGATGCGGAATCCATCGATGGAAGTTTGAATGGTCTGACGACCTGAACGCTCAATCATGTAAATCTGACGAGCAAATGGATCAAGACCTGTTCGCTTGGCTTGATGGAAAAAGACCTGCAAATCGCCCTTAGAAGCCTTGGAAATACCAAGTTGTGAAAGAGCGGCTATCTGTGTATCTGACCAATAATCTTGGTCTGCTTTAAGAACTAACCCATGATCGCTCATGTCGTACCTTTCGTTTGGGGGGCTATATCTAGCCCGTTGGGGCGTAATCTATACCCCCGTAATCTGTTTGGTCAATAGGTGCGTAATCTATGGGTTTCGGCGTGTCGCATGAGAGGATTGGCTTATGACAACACTCGCAGCCATCCAAGGAAAGGGCTGGTGTGCCATAGGCGCAGACAGCCAAGCGAGCGATGATTCAGGTTTTACGATGCAGATTGTCACGGGCAAGATATTTAGAAATGGACCGACACTCATTGCGGGTGCTGGATCAGTTCGCGGTATCAACATCCTTCAGTTTGGATGGAAAGCACCTGCTTATCGCCATCGCACTACCGACCACTACATGACTCAGGCTTTCATTCCATCCATGCGTAAAGCATTTATTGCTGCGGGATACGATATGAAAGACGATGGAGATGTAGCTGAGAACGACAGCGAACTAGTCGTAGCCATCAGGGGAAAGTTGTACTCAGTAGCCGGTGACTACTCATGGGAACGCTGTCGCATGGGAATCTACATTGCTGGATCAGGCGGTAAGTATGCGCTTGGTGCTTTGGGCATGGCAGAAGCGCACAAAGTTTCCAATGTGTATGACGCAGAAGAATTGCTTAAGAAAGCAATTACTGTATCGATCCGCTATGACGCGTACTCAGGTGGGAACATAGATGTCCTCACCCAAGCAGAGTAGTTAATCCAACCACACCTGATACTGCGCGGTAACGCGACCCTTTACTGGATCTACGAAATGAAGGCGTTGGCTAGGCATACCTGATGCAGCCATGGAATCACGGGCGTATCGGTTGTCTGATTCTGTAGAGCCTGTCCAATAAAGATTAAAATTCTTTTGAATTGGCTCTTGTGCGTGACGGTGATAGTGACCCAAATAAATATCGTGGAAGTCGTAGTCGTGTGCTCCGGCTTTCCAACGGTTTGCTCCTGCGATCCAGGCGGCAGGACTAGCGAATCCTGAACGACCAAGTTCGTCACCGTGCATCAGTAGCGCACGATAGTTTCCTACCTGCACTTCCTGTATATCTTCAGGGCAATCTTCCCAAGTTAAACGCTTTTCTCCTGCAAGGATTTGGCGTGACATCTCATAGACCATTCGATCCACATTGTCACTCTTAGGAACTTCGGCGCGCTTGCCACCGATGCGACCGTGGTTTCCCCACTCGGCAACGACAGTTACCTTCTCAAAGTTAGCCAACATCACGCGAACAAAGTCCACGCATAGGCGAGATACATTGGTAAATTGACCAAACAAAGACGCGTCAATCTGCCACAATTGGGCAGGGTAGTTGAACAAACCTTCGACCATATCTCCACCGAACATGACGACGCACTCCCGAACCGGGTGATGCGCTCGCTGTAGTTCTGTTAGGTGAACAATCTTTTCTGCAAACTGCAAAACTCTTGTGCGCATTACTTCGCTGTTGTAGGAAGTAGTGACCTTTGCTCCTTGCCAATCCGTAGAGTGAACAAGTGCTACTTCGGGAGATGCTTTGCGCTTGTCTGACTTGGGCGCAGGAACGGCAGGAACTTTGCCAAGTGCGAGCATGGCTTCGTATGCTCCGCGATGTGTAGCTACAACAAGTTCGTCGTTACGGATCTTGGCTTTAGAAAGTTGTTTCTGAGCATTGTTTAACGCTTTACGCAGTTCAACAATCTCTGGATCATTTTCTTTCTCTAAACGCTCTAAGTCGTCTTTAAGCCCCACGGCAGTCCCCTCGTCGGTGGCGAGAGATAACGCCATCACTAATGTCATGGTTGTTTGCTTTAAGCACACGACTCAATGAAGAACTTGTGATGTTCTTATCTTCGATGCGCGCTTTCAAAGCCTCTGCTTCAGCCTTAGACAATGTGTTAATGAATGTACAAAATGTACATCTCCCGCGAGAGGAATGTACAAAGTTGTCTGTGTTCTTTAGATCATCTAGCAGACCCATAAATTACCTTTCTAGTAACTTAGGGCAAATCCTAACAGATTATGGTCAGGAGATTTGGATTGAACCGCAATTAATCACGGGGATTTCAGGCGAGTCAGATACCTGCGCCCATACATTCCAAGTGCCAGCAGCGTAGTTGCCGGTAAAGAATCCCACCTGACCTTGGAGAAGGGTGGCTGCAAACCAATCAGAATCGGTAGGGCGGGCTGTTGGCTTGATGACTGCGAACTCCACGCCTGATGTGATTTGGTTGTTATCTACGGTGACAAGAACGGTCACAAATTCAACGCTCTCGCGTGGGTAGATATTTGTCATTGGATGTAGCCCTTCCATCGCCTATCAAGGATCGTGGCAAATTTGTTTCTAGCCACAAGAATACCATTCGCCCAACGCTTTGTGAGAATCTCGGCAGCCCAATTGCGCTGAGTACCTATCTCGGCAACCCAACGGTTCTGATTGATTTCCGCATACCAACGGTTAGGCATGACCTCACCGAATACCACAATGTCATGGTCGGTGATTGGGTTGGCTTTCTTAACCTTGGCGATAAAGCTACCGATAACTCCAAGGACAGCAGCAATCTTTTGTACGCGTGTGGTTTGTGGTGTTGCTCGGAAAGCCACGCCTGTTTGAGCACCGACATATGTGTTGCGTGAGGATGATCCAGAAACCCCTGCGGTAATTGCGAGCGCAGAAGAAACCTTCATGGTCTTACGGCTTGCTGAAGTAAAGGTCGCTGTCGTAGCGCGGTTGGCAGATGCGTAGTACAGAGCCGATGGGAAGGCTGTACGGCTAGCGGTTACTGTTAATGAAGCAGAGCCTTTAACGGTCTTGAGGAAAGCAGAAGTCTCGGTTGCGGTAATGGCTGTCGTTGTAGAAGCTTTTTGACCACGGATAACTGTAGCGGTTTCGGTGGCTGTGATAGCCAATGTAGCCACAGCGTTATGAGTAACGCGGGCAGTAGTAGTAAGACCGACTGTGACTGTACGAGTTGAGTCGATGTGAGTTGCAGTCTTGGCGGTAGAAGAACTGCCAAAGGTGACAACAGTATTCTCGCTAGCAAACTCTGTGTGGTGAGCGTCTGCCGTTAAGGTAACAGAAACTGTGCGAGTAGAAGCGACATTGGTTCGCTTTGTAACCGCAGATGTAGTTGTCGCGGTTATGGATCGACTTGCACCCGTCTTTGTATTAAGGGTTACAACACCTGTAAGAGTTGCCGTGATAGGGCGTGTATCGCTGGCATAGCGAGTAACTGTGGCTGATGCTGTAAGCGTCGCTGTGATAGTGCGCGATCCGGCAATAGATTGTCCACGCTTGGCAACGGCAGTTTCCGCACCGGTGAATACAGAAGATACTGCTGCCTTAAAACTTTGACTAGCACTTGCAGATAATCCTGCGGTAAATGTAGAAGATACCTGTCCGTACCAACTGCCCGAATAAAAGCGGGGCGAGATTTGATAAAACGGAGATTGGTATGAAAGGACTAATGGGCTATAGCCATTGAGCTTGCTTGGTACTTGTCCAATGTAAAAAGCCATTGGTGGTGCAAAATACGGAACATCATAACCACCTACGCCATAGGCAGTTCCATAAATGGAGAAAGTTCCCTCGTAATATGCAAGAGAAGGGGCAAAGTATGGCGTGTCATACGAAATGACTTTAGTAACTGCCATACTTCACCCCCGGTTTACTGCTGAAAGAAACTACGCAGCCAAAGGCGAAAGCGATACTCCAAGAGTTGTGAAGGTAAGGGTATCCGTTGCGACGACTGACTTTGATGTGGTCAATGCTGCTGACCACAGGAAGTTTCCTGAAGTCGAAGCATCCCATACAGAGATATGCGTGATGGTTTCTGTTGCAGTCATAGTAAATGCAGGTGAGTTCGACAATGCGATTGCACCAGCAGATGCTGCGCTGAATGTTGCTGCCTGACGGGTAGTAACAGCAGATGTGTTTGCCGTTCCTGCCGCTCCTGGATCAGCAGTATGTAGCTGAATGTAAGTCGCAGATGGAGCAGTAAATGCTGTACCGCGAAGCATATTCAGCCATTGGTTAGCTAGGTTTGTAGTCGCTAGTCCTACAGTCATTCTTGCTCCTTAGTTTCTTCCGATGGGGCATGAGTCACTTCCGCGTCTGCGGTAATGACCAATTCCAAATTGAACTTCGTCATCAAGTGTACCTTACGCGGCTGGCGGGGTAGGAAGCGAAGCGGTTACATCAGCAGCAACCTCATTGATTACCTTGCCATACGCAGGGTACTTCTTGTTGAAGTAGTTGCGAACTACAGGAATAACGGCGAGCGCGATAGAAACAGAATCCCACTTAAGGTCGTTAAGGGTGATCTTGTGAGACTTACCGAGATTGATAAGGATGGCTGTACCAAATGAAGTGACAAGGTACTTGCCATAAGAAAACAGAATTGCCTTATTGATTTTCATTTTTCTCCTAATTGAGAAGTGATTGAACCTTGGGTAAAAAGGCTGACCATGGGAAGTTTACTCCCGGATCAGTATGACCGCCCTTAATCTTCTTGGCTGCGGTGATGTCTGCGTGACCACAGAATCCAGCCTTGCCCGAAAGGATGTCATTGAGGCTGAGTTTAACGGCAGGGATACCGTATTTCTTAGCAAGTTCTGCGGAGAGTTTGGCGACAACTTCTAGTTCGCTTGCTGAATACGCGTCTGCCCATTGAGCAGGAGTCTGCGAAGCTGATCCAGCAAGTTCGATAGAGATGGACTGTTGGTTCAGCGTAAAGTCATCGACCGCCCATGCGGTGTCATCGTCGGAGATGAGTTGGAAAACTTCTTGAGAATCGGTCATGTAATGCGCGCTTGCCTTGGGGCTAGTCTTGCCAGCAAACCAATTCCATACTTGCTTGGCTTTGCCCACAGTTTCTCCACACTCCATGGTGTGAATAACAATAAGGCGAATCTTCTGACCACCACGGCCAGGAGTAAAGTTAATTCCTAAAGATTTCATAAGTACAACAACCTTTCGGCAAGATCACCGGGGACAACCTGATAATCGGGTTTAGCCAATACAGGAAAGCCCGCATCGGTGTAACACTCAGCTACAAGTTCAGAGCAAATGTAGCCATCTTTCTCAGCCATATTACGAAGAAGTTTGAGATTGGCTAATAATTTTACTCCCAATATACGGAGAACAATAAGAAATATAGTCAGAAAGCTATAATTCCGACCCACGGTTTTGTGGGCTAGTTCGACAATCTTGGCGCGTTGAGCGTCGGTTAATTCGTCATGGCGATTCCATGCCACCTTGGGGTAATGCAGGGGTTGAATCTGTACACCACGGGGATTGGCTTCGATAATCTGTCCGTCACCGATGTAGATAAATGCGTGATTCCACCTAGACATTGTGCCTAAGCGGATAAACAAACCGAGCCAGCCTTTTGTTTTGACTACGCCGTAATCGCCAATTCTAGGTTCATACGTCGTCATTGTTTTTATCTTCAATCAAATCTTCAATGTGTTCTAACTCTTGCTTTTCCAATTTAAGAATGTGGCGAATAACCATAGCATCGCGCTTAGTCTGCCCGATCATGGCGATACCGATAATCAGTTCTACCGTGACGGCTAGCCATGAAGCCAACAACTGCCAATGGACATAGTTACTGCCGTCTTTGAACCAACGAGGTTTAATCCACCATACGACGCTTACCGCAGTCCAACCAATGACAAAAAACCAATTGCGGATAACGCTTTGAATTGCCCAAGAAATTTGCTCGCTAAGAGTAAGAATGTCTCCCGTATCAGGGTGAACATACTTTTTCTTAACCATCGTTTCTCGCTTTCATTACTTCTACATCGGTCTTTATGATTTGTTGATTTTCTACTATTGAATCGACCTTGTTAATAAGCCCTGTCTTGCCATCGTTATACAGCGCATATTCGATACGGCTGGTGCGCTTATCCATTTCGTTGACTAGATCCAGTAATGGCTCTAGCTTTTCATGGATTGCCCGGTTGAGATAGTGTCTAAAGACAACTGCTCCCCCCGCAAACAAACCTGCTACAACGAAAAAATACGAATAAACGACCGTAGCCGTATCAACATTTGCCATGGTTACACCTAACAGTTAAGGACTAGATAACTAGTGTGTCTGCTTCTTCAGGGGTAAGCGGAGATCCAGCAATGAGCTTTGCCTTGGCTGATGCCTTAAGGTCGGCTAGTGCTTTATCTGCTGCTTCTTTGGCGGCTTGATCTGCTTCCCATTGAGCAGCCAATGTTTCCGCTGCTGCAATTTCTTCAGCAGTTTGCGGGCGAGTAGTCACTTCGCCTGTTTCGCAATTTACTTCGATTACATCTGCCATATTTGCTCCTTAGTTATGAGTTTTTAATGCCGTAAAGCCAAAATGTTGAATTTTGCAACCATAAAGTTCCGTTTACTACCGAAAGCGCAATGCTAGTAATTGCAGAAGTATTAGACCAAAGAATTGCATTTATTTCTTCATAAGCTCCGCTGCCATTATTTTCTAAAACAGATTCTGTTCCTATTGGCTTATAATTACTAGAAGTGTAATTGGGAATATAAATTTCGGTATTACTAAAATTATTAGCAGTCCAGTTATTTCCAGCAGCAAATGGACCAGCATCACCGCCTACTTGACCCTGACTAGCAGTACCAGCACCAGTACCAAAAACATTTTTATTTGAAAAAACAGTAGAACCATTTATTGTTAAAAATGCACCTTCTGGACTGTTGGCATAATTGCTTCGTGCTGATAAAACAATTTTTAAATCTGTATAAGTTTGAGGAATAGAAGAAAAAGTAACTGAAGCAGCACCGCCGGATCCAACTACTTGTGGTGTGCCAATAAGAGTATAAGTAGGATTTGCCATAATTACGCCGCCAAAATTCCATAAAGAGTAAATGTTGATCCAGCAGATATTGTGTAACTTCCATTTGTCGGAAGAATGGTTAATGAATTAATTGCAGAATTGCTGCGCCATGTTCCAACTGTGCCTTCAAGACCATCAGTTGCAATATCGCTTCTACTTAAAATTGGTTTATATGTTGTTGTATTTGAATAATTCATAATGTTTATTCTTGAAATTCCGACATTTGTTGTGCGGAATGTAGCACTATAAGCAAAACGAATGTAATTGATATTACTTTGTCTTGCTGATCCTGAGGAACTTCCATCTCCACCAAATTGTGTCATTGAATAATTGCTACTTCCGGTATCTGAATTAAATTGTATTCCCATGCCTGTTGCAGTTGATACTCCGCTAATGTAAATTACTAAAAATAAATCAGTATAAGTATTGGGAATTGAAGAAAGCGTAACTGTAGATGCTGCAGAACCAAGAGTTGTGGTTTGAATTGGTACATATGTTGGTGCGCTAGCCATATTATTTCACCCCATAAAGTGCAAAAGTTGAACCTGCAGCAAGTCCCGAGCCGGAACGAGAGCCAAAAGTAATAGAAGAAACTGCGGTTGTATCAATAATAAATCCAGAAGTAAAGTTAATGTAACCACTACCATTATTATCAAACCCATTAAGGCTGCGCCATACTTTATTTTTATTAGTATTTGTATAATCTGAAATATCAATTATAAATGCGCCATATGGAGTAACACCTGATTGTGGCATATCAGCAAACCAAGGATTTAAATTTGTTCCAGAAAGAGCAGATCCAGAACCTTGTATTTGGTGAGCGTTAGTACTAGTACCATTGGCGGTAAAAGTCGCCCAATTGTCTGATGATCCCGATTCCGCTAATTTCAATAATCCGCGCACTTGAAGATGAGTATAAGTGCTAGGAATTGATGAAAAAGTTACAGTTGTTGCCGTTGTGCCAAGAGTCTGAGTGGAAATAGACACATAGTTATTGTTAACTAAATGCCCCTGTATTTGGGAAGCAACAATTCCTGGAATTGGGGACATTTAGGCAATGTCTCCATAAACTGTCCAAGTATCTGTAGCTGTTTTGTACAGGGTAGCTACAGAGTATTGAACGCGAATCTTAGGAGAAGCGGCAGTTCCACCGTTAGAAGTAACGGTTGTTGTGCCGGGAGTGGTTGCCTGAATGGTCAACTGTCCTGATCCAGTTTGCTGAATATGGATCTGAGTTCCAATAGCAAACGCTGTCGTAGCGTTGGTTGGGATATACACAGTTCCTGCTGTGGATGAGTTAGAAGCAAGAAGGAACTGACCAGCATCTGCGCTACCAACGGTATAAGCGTTGGTTGTAAATGATGGGGTTGTTGTTCCCTGATTGATAATAGGTGAAGTTAAAGTCTTGTTGGTCAGGGTGTCGGTTGTTGCGCGACCGACCAAAGTATCGCTAGATGTAGGAAGGGTAAGAGTTCCTGTATTGGTAATAGTAGCGATAACAGGAGTTGTTAAAGTCTTGTTGGTCAGAGTCTGAGCATCTGTAGTTCCGACTACTGCGCCTGTAATGCCGTGTACACCTGTCGATGCTGTGGTGTGAGCGTTGGCTTCGTCAAAGTCAATAGCGGTTGGAACAGGGTAAATGATTGCACCTGCGTTGTGTGATGCGGCGGTTGTGCCGTCATATCCGCGAGTAGTGATGTTAACTGTTGTTCCTGTGCGTGAAGTAGCAAGGATTTTTTCTTCGCCGGCTAGTCCTGGATCAATGACAAAAGAGAAAGAACCGGTCGGCCAGTTGGTCGAATCGGTAATGGTTAGGCTTGTAGCCGAGTTAGTGATCGTCGAAGTAATGGTGGTCGGAGTTGCTGCACCCTTGTATTCGCGTCTTGCCATGTATTAACCTACTATCTCTTTGAGTTGGGCATAAAAAATACCGCGTACCTTGCCGTGGATGTCCACAGCGTCAGGCAACCATTGATAATCATACATTACCACTTGGTAAGAATTATCAGCGACCTGTAAGGTAACGACATTTTGTGACTGATGCAGTCCGATAAGGTAATTGTACTCAGCGTCAGAATCCTGCGCCCAATCCTTATCTCCAATAGTTACGGTTGGATAAATCAAGATAGGCACATTCCATTGAGCTGTACGGACAGGTACAGGATAAGAGCGCAATGTGTAGCGGTTGACTATTGGGCTGTTAGTTCCATCGGATTCTAGGCTGATAACGATTTGGAAGTTTTCGCCCAAGAGCTGACCGCAAGGAAAAGCATGGTTAGGACCTACAGAACCTACTTCGCTAGAAATACCAATGGTATGAACTTCGTCGATGTCTAAATCAGCATCGCTTTGATCGTTGATGATTCCTACAGTCACAGTTCCCTGCAATGGCTCATGCTTAATATCAAGATACATGGCTACCTTAGGGTCTGAAATGCCATAAGAAATAACGCCACTTACAAAGTATCCCGAAGAAACAGGAGTCGTGGCTTCCTGATACAAGCCATATCCATCCACCGTAAATATACGACGACCCTGATATGTGCCTACGCTACGGACAGTTCCTTGGGTGTTCTGAACCATGAGGTCTGAGGCATATGCGGGCATAAGGGTTTCGGTGAAGTTGGTTGGATCTATACGACCCAATCCGGTGTTCTCGTCATAGTTAGAAAGACCGTACCAAACGAATCGGTCTTGTCCTTCAAAGCAATAAACAGGGGCAGGAGTCTGAATAAGACCGCCGATAAGCAAAGAACCATCAGAGTTAACAGAACAGAATCTAAATCCCTTATCTGAACCAACAAAAATATAGCCAAGGTACTCGCCTAAAGAACGGACAATTTCGCCGTCAGGGAGTTGAGCCGCCACGATAGGAACATCAAGAGCAGTTCCATCTGATTTAATCGCTGTGCGATAGATATAAGACTTATCGCCAGCGTATCCTGCTGCGTAAATCTGAGACTGACCGCCAACAACATCTACCCATTTGAAGTTACGGCTAGATAGATCCAGCAAAGTATCTGAAGTTCCGAGAGAACCTGAACGAATAACGTTGTACAAAACACCATCGCTTGAAGCGACAATAACGCGGGACTTACAGAAACGAACAAGAGTTAGGCTTTTACCTGATGCTGTCGCGTAAGAGGTAGCCGTGGATGATCCAGTAGTGCTTGTGTAAACACCGCTCGTTTGACGAGCTTGCCAAACATTGTAGCCATCGCTATCTATGGATACAGGATTTGCAGGTGATCCAGAAGCAGTAACAGTTGTCCATGATGACAAGTTGTTATTGGCAAACTTCATAGCCCCGCCATCAAGAATGTAAACATACTGTCCTGCGGTGACACATTGAAGTCCTGCGTTATTGCTTGAATACACATTGGTTGTGTCGTTCAAAAGAGATAACTGCCATGGATTCCATGGGTTAACGCCACTACTAAAGTGATAGCGTCGTATATCAGAAGTGGATCGGTCTAGGTGAACCTGACCCATTCCAAGTTGCCAAGTGTCTTGGCTTCTACGCCAAAACTGCTCAGGAGAAATCGATTGCTCGCCGGGAGTATTGGAAGCATCTGCCTGTTGGCGAATAAGTGGAAGTGACTCACGCTTAAAGCGCGCACCCCAAACGCCAATAGCCGATGGGTCCCACTCAACGCCGTAATAATGACCGCCAAGAGAAACAGGAAAAGGATAAGGAACTAAGTTTGATGTTGCAGTACCCGAATAAAACGCGGGAGATGGTGCATCATACGCCGTGTCGTATTTGATAATTTGCGACATTACTACGACCTAAAGTTTGGATATAGGGCTTCTAGCTTTGCTGCTTCTGCTGTTATGCGACTAGCGCGTAGTTGCTGTAATCCACGGGAAGATTGAAGAATTGCGCCCGGTGGTGTTTCACCAGCGCGACGAGTATCTCCCTGACCTTCGGTGAAGTTACGCTTGATTTCACGACCTTCCATAAGACGGATGGCTGCGCCGAGTGGTGGCAAATCGTATGCGCTTGCTTGTAGTCCGGTTGAGGATACGTTTGCCAACATTGTTGTAGGCATAACAAAGTTCGTGCGGTAAGTAACGCGAACGTTGTAGCCCGGATAAGCAGGTTCGAAAAGCTGAAGTGAAATACCTGATGGGAACTGCGTGGTGTTCGCATCACGGTTCAAACGCCAGCCATTTGTCTTGATGCGTGGGTTATCAAGTTGTGGGCCAGGAGTTAAATACTTAACTTCATAAATAGAAAGAAGTTCGTCTTGGATTGGACCTAGATCGTAGCCGTTAAGTGTGGCGTTGTACGTAAGGTCAACGAACTTAATGCCGAACAATCCGTTAGATGGTGAAGAAAGGTCTTGAAGGTCATTGGCAAGTTGCTTCCAAATCTCATCATCAGTAAAGCGTGGGGCAACGTGAACCAATGATCCAGTAGGAGCATTTGCATCTGTGGATGCCTCATCGCCAGCAGTAACTTCTGCTGTTAGACCGTTGGTTGACCACACATAAAAAGTATTTGTTCCAATGCAAAGACGAGCACCAGCGCGAACACCCTCAAGTGGATACTTAAATGTCAGAGTTCCGCTACCTGCGGTATATGGCAAGGCGAGCTTGTTACGGTTCTCAGAATAACCACTAAGAAGGTAGGAGCGAGTCTGCGCTACCCAATCATTGCCTGTTGTCATAGATTCACCGGAGTCGTGTTAGGAGTGTAAACACTCTTGCCTGTAAGAGATTCTATCGCACTTACGGCTGTTTCGATCTTCTTTGCTTGTCCCGGAAGCACCTGTCCTGACTCTACTTCAAAGCGAGTCTCGGCTCTTAATTCAATGTCTGCTGCTCCGTCAATGGTCTTAGGTTGTAATCCTTGTTGACGCATCCGCTTATATGCGGGCATATCTTTAGCCCAACGCTTTTCGCGGGCTTCTACTGATGCTGATACAGGGTGGCGAGTAGGCATTGTTCCTACGCCAAAGCCAATAGAGCGAATACGATCTAAAGAGAAGCCATCAGTTTCAATAGGAAGATTCTCGCCACAAAGTTTGCAGATATAAACCTTGGTGGTTTCGCCTGTTTTCTTATCCTCTATAAAACTCATCTTTCGATTGGCATGACTGCAATCCATTATTTACCTTTCGTTACCCGACAATGTTATCGCCGTATCCAGCCGCTATAAGAATGTGCTTTTCGCTGTCGGTGATTTCATAAGTACGACCGCCATAATAAACCTTTTTAACACCGGGAGTAATGCTAAGAAGATTTCCCGAAGCGTCATAGACCTTTCGTTCTTCCCACAATGGGGGTTGAATTTCGCTCACGACATTGTTGGTATTGATCCAGACATTGATTCCGCGTGGGATAGATGGCTTGAAATACGCAAATGGTCGCTGTTGCCAAGTTGGAACATTCTGAGTGACGACGGGTACAAGAACTCTTGAAGGTGGAGTAAAGGTCGCCATGATGTCCTAACTATAAGGGTAAAGCGGGGGATGGGATGAGAAAGGTGTAAGCATCCCATCCCCCTAACTCACTTATTGACCGATTGAAGAACCTGATTCAATGCGGTACAAAGCAGCTTGACGGAATACAGAGTATCCAACAAAGTGCTTCCAGCCGATACCTGTGAAACGACGCAAGGTATCGATAACAGGAACGTCAACGATCATAGCTTGCTCGCCATAACCGCCACCTGTTGAGTATGCCTTAGCAAGTGCTTGGCGACCCATAACAAGAGTTCCGTAAACGTCAACTGCGTAAACGACCAATGAAAGACCGGTTCCTGGGTTAACGCCTGTAAGACCAGCAACAGAGAATGTCAATGTTGTGGTTGTAGGAACAGTTGCGATTGTGAACTGTGCGTTGAAGCCAGTCTGATCGGTTGATCCAGTTCCTGATGTGGTGGTTGCTCCTGAGATAGTGAGGGTGTCACCAACAGAAAGACCATGAGCAGCAGAAGTGGTGATTGTTGCAACACCAGCAGATACTGCGATTGTTGAGATGGTGTATGACTGCAATCCACCGTCTGCGAAGAATGGTGCGCGAGGTGTTTCCATGAACTGTACGCCCTGGAAGTTACCGATTACACCATTGTAGATACCTGATGGATCAGAGTAAACGTGTGGATCTGACCAGTTAGTTCCACCGGTAGCACCACGGAAATCGTAAGAAGCGTCTGGGTGGATAAGACCCTTGTACATTCCGTTGAATGTAGCAACGTTTGCCTTACGGAGCTTAGCAACTGCCTTACGGACATCGTTACCAGCGAGTGTTGTGGACTTAGAAAGACCAGCGCGTGAAGATGCTCCACCTGCGTAGCCAACCTGTGTTCCCTGACCTGCTGCGTTACGAGCGATACCGTCTGTTGAGATACCAGCGTTCCAACCAACTACGTTTGCAGCAATTGGGTTAACTTCCATAAACGCGGTAGCACCGAGCTTAGAAGTAAGTTGAACAGCGTTACCGTATTCAAGAGGGGTAACAACGACGTAAGAATCAGACATTGCTACAGGAGTGATGTCTGAAGTTTCTGCAAGTGCAGTTGTTGCTTCAGCAAGATCAGAAGCAATGGTGAACTGTACAGATACACCACGGTTAGTGGCGTTTGTTGACTGGACTTCTACAAGCGCATCGTAGTAAAGCTCTGGACGCAACGCGTAGTACGCGAGCATCTCATAGGCTGCCTTGGAGAGATCCAGCGAATTGGTATTTGTTAATGCCATTTATTTAATTCGCTTTCGCTAGAAGTTGGACTTATCTGCCGACGAGTGAAATCCACTCACCGGGTTGTTCATGCGAGATTGCGATGTTGTTTTCAGCAAGAATCTTCATAATTTCTTCAGGAGATCCTGCGTTGCGGATTGCATCCACAGCACTTGGAGCAACTGATCCAGTTGACGATGTTGCTGCTTGGGATACACGGCTGAGGGCTTCAAGGTCACTCTTTACTTCGTCTGTCTGAGACGTTGGAAGTAAACCGTATTCTGCTGCTGCTGCCTTAACTGAATCAAGAGACGCATCTCCGTCATAAGCCTTAGCAAATAACTTGCCTGATGGTGAATCCATATCAATTCCTGCTTTCAGAAATGCTAGTTCGCGCTTTGCGGCATCTGCTTCACGCTTGGCTTCTTCAGCCTCACGCGCTGCTTGCTTTCCAGCCTTGGCTTGCTTTTCCAAATCACGCACAAATTGACGAGAATTTCGGTCAGTCTCGTTACCGTCGTTTTCTGGTGTGTTATCTAGTTCTTGATCTTCAAAATCGTATTCGCTCATGTGTTTCTCCAAATCCGTGTCGCGCAACTACTCGGAGAGAGTGTTACGGCGGGGCTGATGTTTTGTTTTAGCCGAAGCCAGAATCGACACCGCCTAGCCAATGCGCGGGGCAACTCCCATCAAGTCTCAGAAGGTCTCAGGCAGACGACTTGGAGACTGCCAACATCTAGCGGACCTTATAGACAAAAGCGTACAGAATGTCTAAATCAAAATCAAGTAGCTAGGTTAGGTCCGAGTCCCGTGACACCCGTGTTGCTTGCAGCGTAGTTACCGCCCTGTTGGAAGGTTGCTAACTTCTGAGCCTTGGCTTTGTTCAAGGCTGTTGTATCTGCCGCGTTAAGACCGAACTGTGCGTTGATAAGTTGCTGACTTGTCAGGGCTTGAGTCGTATCGCCCGGAAGTTGGGTTTGATACTGCCCCATCTGTCCAAGGTTGGTGAATCCCTGAAGTGCCTGTGCCTGTGTCACATTGGCATTAGCCAACTGCGTTGCTTGGTCGGTGGTGATTTCTCCGTTAGGACCTGTTCCTGCGTATCCTGCCTGAACTGCTGCTCCACCAATTTGCATTGCCTTAGCCTGTTGCTGAATAACAGGTAGTGAAGCGGTTGGGTCTAATGCCCAAGCAGCAAGACTTCCTGAATCAAGACCATAAGTGTCCTTGGCATATTTAAGAATGTTTGGATCCAGAGAATTAACTGAATCCTGTGCAGCCTGAAGGCGAGCCTGAAGATCGGCGTTGGTCACATTGTTAGCAATCAACTTACCGAGGTAAGCCGTTGTGTCGAATGTACCCGCAGGAATGTTGTACTGCTTAAGAAGGGCAATGTCTGCTTGTTCTTTGTTGATGTAATCGGCTTCGGTAATACGCTGACCCTTAGAAGCGAGCGCAGCCATGCCGGGGAATCGTTGTGCATAAGTGTCGCTAGCACGAATATCGTTAATGATCTGAGCAGCAGGAACGCCAGCCTTTAATTTTGTATAAGCATCGTTAGCAAGGGTATTCAATCCTGCCTGTGTGAGAATGTCAGCAATCGCAGTAACGGCAGATGTATCTCCCGCATTGGTTTGTGTCTGTCCTTGCATCAACTTAACTGATGTTCCATCAGACATTGGTTGGTAATAGAACCCATCAGCACCAAGAACGGCAGGACCGTTGGCTGTGGCTTGAGTACTACTAGACGCTACCCAACCCTTTGTGTCATCCCATGTGTAGTTTCCTGATGGTTGAGCAGGGCGAGTCCACATAGAACCATCCCAAACCCAAGCAGGACCGGGAGATCCAGGGGGAGTAGTGCCTGTTACTGTGCCACCCGTAGAACCGCCTGTAGAGCCACCAGAGCCTGTGCCAGAGCCACCTGCGCCTGTTCCTGTGCCTGTGCCTGTAGGAGTGCCTGTAGAGCCTGTAGGGGCTTGTGATTGGGTAGCCATGTTTGAGCCAGAAGATGTTGGGCTAACAGATGATGCGGGTGGGGTGTACACAGTTCCCGATGTGGCAGTTGACTTGGTAGCCGTGGCAGGAATCGTGATGGTCTGACCGGGCTTGATAAGGCTAGGGTTGGTGATTTGTGGGTTGGCAGCCTTAACAGCCGCTAGCGATACGCCAGCAGCAGCAGCGATACCGCTAAGGGTATTACCAGCTTTGACCGTTACGGTTTTTGAAGTCGCCATCGTTCTCCCTAGAATCCGAACATCTGTTTGATTTGTGAAGCAAGGTTAGCCGCGTCTGTCTTGGCTTGGTTAGTGTAATCGTATCCGTACTGTGGATCGGTTTTAATCTTGTTAATAACATCCGAGAAATTAGCGGGGGTTGAAACGCCCGGCTTTGATGGGTCTGTCTTAACCAACAGGCTTTGCCACTTAGGGTCTTGCCAATTGACCTGATCCGGTGAAATGTCCAAGGTGTTAGCGATGTTAGTTGCAAATGGAGTTAGGTAAGTCTTTGGCGCAATACCTGCATCAATAGCAGCACTCATCCATGGGTAAATAGCCTTGGCTTGGTCTTTGGCATACTGAGTAAAGATTTGTTCAGCGTTACCACCAAGAGCAGGGTTCTGATTGCCGGGAGCAATGATTCCCTTAATAAAGTTTTCTACCTGTGTTGGGTCTTTAGGAAGCGGGATGCCGTAGTTGTTAGCAATGGCAGTCATGTCGCTGATTGTCTTGCCAATTGTTCCACCGGGAATCTTGGCATTTGGATCGTAATGATATTCGGCTTCGGCTGCTGCTTTAATTTGGTCGGTTGAAGTCCAACCATTTTCGTATGCCTGTGTAGCAATTTTTGAAAGTTGATCTTGAGATAACTTCAATCCCAATTCATTGACGATTGGAGTTACAGAAGAATCAAGAGTGTTTTTAACATTTTGATTGTAGGTTGCTGGATCAGAAATCTTTTGAGCCATAGCATCGCGAACCGCTTTGCCTGTTGTTCCGAACCAACTTTCTTCGGGCTTAACTTGAACAACATTGCCACTTGCATCAACAGCATGGGTGCGGATGTAATCGGCATAAGCCTGTCCCTGAAGGGCGGTTCCATTCTTGCCCGCGATAAGAGCAGCCTTAAGGACTGGACCAATCTTGGGATCGTTATACCAAGAGGCTACTGAACCAAAGTTTTGATTAAGGTAATCCTGAGTAGCTTGGTCAAAGTTAACATTGGTAGCGACCTTAGCAATCTGACTAGCAGATACTGTGCCACCACCTGTAGGGACTTTAGCCTTTGGTGTACGGATAACTGTTTGTGCCATTATGCGCCCTTCAACATAGACATAAATTGATTAAGACCATCGGCTGCTGCTTGAGCAGATGCTTCCGTTGGGTTTTGCTTTGCGGCGTAGTTAGCAGCAGCAAGGCTAGCCGTAGGTGGTTGCTCAATAGCGTTAGTTGCAGCAACAGGGTTAACAATTGGTTGTGGTGTTTGACCTGTCTGATCGAATTGAATTGGATTAGCAGGTGCGTTAAATGCTGCGTTCTTTTTAGCATCTACCTTTGCGTTGCCATATGACAAAACAAGGTCTTGATATTTCTTAGCAAAGTCCTCAACTTCAGCAGGAGAAGCAGAGCGACCAAGGGTGGTAGCAAATGCTTTCTGCGCTGTATCGGCAAGGTCTGCCTGTGATGGCAAAGTAATAATCGGTGCTGTGGTTTGAGTGCTATTCAAAGTGTTAAAAGATACGCCGCTCTTTTGCGCTTGCTTGGCGGTTGTATTTAAGAAAGCAGTAATACCCATTTGCTTTGTAGGGTAGGTGACATTGTAGTTGTGCAAGGTCGTAATGAAATCACGGGTTGCAGTTACATCCTGATTAGTCCAATTCAATTTCAAATCTTTGGCTGTATATCCAGGAATTGTGTTCTTCAGAATGTCGCGGATGCCAGACCAATTCTTATCGTTGCTTGCAGCCATGGCATTAAAAGCCTGATAAATCTGATCGCCTGTCATCTGCCCATTGGCGGGAGTGTTAGGCAAGCCAAGTCCTGTTACATCGTAAGACGCTTTAGCGGCAGCAGCCCAATTGGAGTCTGTTGATCCAGAACCGGGTAGTTGCGGAAAGTTCAGGCTATCGACAGATGTGTTACCTGTCTTTTGTGTAGGAATTATTAACTTTCCACCACCCGTTGTTGCGGTCTTTGTATCAGTACTCATTACATTCCTTCCAACGGACCGTACTTAGATTGATAATACTTTTTGTAGAACGCGGCAAAAGACTTGTCTTGGAGAGATAACTCAACAGCAGCCTTGCGGAACGCATCCATAGCAGAAGCAAGTGTAGTCGTGTCTATTGAATCTTTGCTTATTAGGGACTGAAGTTGGTCGCTATAAGTCACTAACTTGTCGTAGAACGGAAGATAGGCAGGAGCGGTGCTTTGGATTTCCTCGCGCTGTTTGCTGATGGCTGCTTTCTGATTAGCCACGGCAATAAGGATTTGGGCAGAATCCCACTTGGGATAAACGTGGTTGATCAAATCGTTGATGGTAGAAGTAGAAACCTTTTGACCGCCGACCCGTGGAACGCTATCTGGCCAAGCGTAGTTGCCGCCCTTGCGGTTGGCTTCTAATACGGATGCCACCTTGGTCATTAACTGAGAGCGAAGATTCCAACCAGCGTTTTGTTGAGCGGTGTAGTTCAGGTGATCTTGAACAGCCCAATCTGCTTGTGCTCCACGGTGAAGGGCGTTGCCGATTTCCCATAGACCTTGCTTGGCTGTGGAAAGAAGTTCTCCACCCCATTCGGTTGGCTTCTTGCCGTTAGGGTCAATACCCAAAACGATGTTTGCCAAATCGCGGTACGCAGGGATGAGTGCTGCTACAGCCTGAGCTGAAGCCTTAGAAGTAATTGGCTGTGGCGATGTCATCGTGACAAATGCTTGCTTTGCTACATCGTATGGCAAACGGTTAATACCACCGAATTGACCAATACCTACGCCATGGTAGAAAGGATTGAATTTTTCTACTTCCTTAAACAAAGGCATATTGGTTTCCATCCAATTTTTTACCTTTTGTCCATCGGCAGAATCGTATGCAGCGATAGCAGTTGCAGCCATTAGGCGAGCACCCGCGTTGTCTAGAAGGTGTCCACCCAACTGACGCATAACGGTCTTTTCGAATGAAAATGGGAAGAAAAAAGCGTTAACAGTTTTTTCTGCTGCTGTGCGGTTTCCGTAAGAGTAAATGTTGTCGAACTTCTTAAGGACTGCTGCTTGATCAATTTTAGATGCGTCTCCACCGGCTTCTGCCAAAGCAGAGTTGTGCAAGTAGTACAGGTTACGGGCTTCGATAGCGCGTGGGTTGTACACATTGTAAATATCGTTCTGATCAAATTCTTTGGTCACATAGTCTGTAACTTCTTTTTGAACTGGATCAGCACCAAGGTACTTATCGCGCAATGCGTAGGCTTGAGCCTCAGCCTTTGAACCTAGAGCCTTAAGAGCACCTGCTGCATCAAGGGTAAATGGAACATCCTCGGTTACGCCCTTAAGCGCAGACTTAACAGCGCGAAGGTAAGCGAATCGATATGAACCCTGATAGCGAAAAGCCATCAATTGCTTTTGAATGTTGCCTGTTAGATCCAGTACGCGCTTTCCGTCGATAGCCAAAGGAACATTGGCAAGACCGAAAGTGCTGTTAAGCATCTTGGTAAATGGACTTTGACCATTGACATAGGTAGGCGCATCGCGCAGTCCCTTTTGCATGGCGTAATAAAATTCGTTTGCGGCTTCTTTGCTGATTCCTGCTGCTTCAACTTCGCGACCGTACTTGTCCATAACCAAGCCATTGTCTCCACCCTTGTTTGTTAAGGCATCGACAACCTGCTTGCGAGTCCAATACTGAGGACCTATATCTGTAGATAAGCTCTTTTGAATGGTTGCCTTGGCTTCAGCGCGTGACATCTGTGGGTTGTCTGTCATCAATTTCTTGATTTCGGTTTCCCACATTCCACCCTTAAGTGGGCGAACGACTTTGCTTAAACGAGAAGCAGCAAGGTTAAATTGACCTGAAATAAAAAGATTCATGTCAGGCTTAATCATTGTCTGCAAGTAATTAGTTAACCGAGATGCAGTAGCCCATGCAGGGTACTTGTCGGGGTTCTTCAAAAGTTGATCTTGAATCTTGTTAAGCATTTGTGAATAAGAGTGCTGTGCTGCGACGGATGGATCGACCTGTTGGAAATCAAGACCAATGCGGTCTGCCAAGCGTGAAGCAAAATTCTGTGAACGACCTAAAACATCTAAAGGAAGTGGCGTGTTGGTAAATGCGTGTCCGATGTCAGTTCCGTAAACCAACTTAGAACCCATTGCATTAAGTTCTGCAAGACCGCTTTTAAGTGCTTCAGGGGCATCTAGGGCAATACGAGCATCCCCGGCAAGAAGGTGTGAGCGTTCCACTACTAGGTCAATAAGATTCTTGGTAGGAACATAAAGCAAGTCTTTAACATTGCGGTTGAGTTCTTCGCCAAGGTATTGAAGGACTTTATTGCGCAATTGAATTTCAGGAATAGACGCTGACGCATAATCAAAATTCTTAGGCAGTTCAGACAGCTTGGTTGTCTTAATACCGCCAGCAAGATTGGTTTCTAATTGTGATCCGATATCTAAGGTCTTAGGCGCAACAAATCCTGGCTGTGCTTTTTCTAATTCCTGATAGAACGACATGGCTTGAGCCTGAGCATCTTGTGCTGTCTGACGCTCAATGTTCATATGACCAAGGCTAGGAATGAGGTTTTGATCGTTAAGCGCGGCTTGTTCGGCATCTGTAATGCCTGTCTTTACACCCTGAGCGCGAAGTTGTTTAGCCAAGTCTGTATGAGGCGTAATGATGCTATCAAGGTGAGGAATAATCTTGTTACGCATAATTTCGTCACGCTGAAGTTTGTTAACAAAGTCTTTGGCGTATGAATATGTTTTATCTGATTTCATATTCAATATCTCGCGGTTCAAGTCCTTAGCAAAAACACCGGGCTTGAGCAGGTAACTTTCGCGAGCTTGATTAAGCAACGCTGGATCATTGAGAATGGCATGAGATGTTTCGCGCATAAAGTTAAGGCGAAGGTCATCGTTGGTGGTGTCAATAGCGTTATTGGCAACCTTGGCTTCCCATAAAGACTGTGCTGCGTGAGCGGCAGACATACGGTTAAGGTTGTTAAATATGCTTGCATCTACGGCTGATTGTGGAACGCCACGGCTTGCTGCTTGGGCAACAATATCCTTGTAACTAGATCCAGTACCGCGTTCCCAATTGGCGATAACCTGATTTTGATTTAAGCCATCGACAAGTTTTTGACGAGCGTTTTCTACCTTTTGACCAATGACAGCCGAAGGAGCACCTGCTACATCGTAAGTCGGAGCATGAAGTCCTACCTGCAAAAGATTAAGAGCATTGCCTTCAATACCAGCAATAGGTTGCAAATGATCTAATGCTTGTGCCGCTCCTGCGTTTGGGTCGCCCAAGAAATTATCGGCATGACCAATAAGACCAAGTTTCAAACCTGCCGTTGCGGTAGCAACGCCTGTCTTTCCAAGAGCACCGATAATAGGCAGACGATATGGAGTAGCAAGAAGTGTGCGGTTTGCTTTCCATCCATCGGCAATACCTGTAGCCACCTTATTAACATTGTTCATAAAGTTAAGCGTTGGCATATTTTGCAAAGACTTAGTAAAAGCAAAACGGCGCATACCGTTTTCGGTTTCAGGAAGAATAGAGTTCATTACCCATTTTCCTGCTTTGCCCTGTTGGAAAGCCGAATCTGCGCCAAGGTCAGTAAACAAAGAACCAACAGTTGTCTTAGCACCTGCTGCTTTTCCTGCTGCGGTAGCACCCTTAACTGCCAAATAACTTTCTTCGCCAAGTTTGCCAAGAGTAGAAGCGGTCAATGCTGCGCTCGCCACATTAAGCAAATCTTGCTTGCCAAGTGGTGTAGCGATGTACTGATCTAAAGTTTGTGTCTTTTGATTTTCAATAAGGCGACCTGCTGAATCAAAAGCGTGTGGAATGTTGGCTGCTAATTGAGAACTATCGCCTGTGCCACCTTCAAGTTTATTGACGGCACTTTCTTCCTTAATCATTAACTTGCCTGGTACGGCTAAACCCTTAAGGACATCTCCGACTACAGACTTTCCCATGCTGAGAACAAGTGGGATTGCGTGAGAAAAAAGCATAGGAGTAAAAATTGCGCCGAAAACATTGCGCGCACTTGTTGTTCCTGCTGCGGGTTGGTTTTGCGTATCAAGGTGCATTTGATATGACTGATTGTTCCAGTCAGCAGTCCATACGCCATCGGCTTTAAGGTTCTTGCCGTAGCCCGCTTTAATCATTTGATTTTGAATATCAGAAATGGTTTCGCCGGGAATTGATGGAACGCCTGTATTTTTGAAATGGTCATTCATCTGTTGAGCAATAGTTGGCGGTTGCTTAACGGATGGTTCGCCAAAGAAATGACCAACGCTCTGCCATGCAGAACTAAGTCCTTGTTTGAAAATATCTAGATAGCTTTGTGCTCCTGCATTATTGCCCGCCGATTGCGCAACGGTAACGGTTGCTGATGGATCGATATTTCCATAGCCGTTAGCGTGGGCAGTATCAATGAAGTTTGCTAATGACTGAGCATCAGGGTTTGCTTGATGTTGAGTATTAACATTCGGCGTAATGTTTGGCATTAGTGAGGCATCTGATTTTCTGCTTGAAGGGCAAGATAATTACGGATGTAGTTCACCTGCGGAGAAACATTTTCTCCAAGTGAGTTAAGCAATGTTAGTGCAGATGATGCAGGGTTTGTCTGGATCGTCTGTGGCATTACTTCAGGACCTGCGCCCGGACCTGTAGGAAGTCCTGTAGTGATAGGCAAACCGTGAGTAGTTGGTTGTGCCAAAGGCGTGACATTAGCCAATGGATTAGCTTGCGGTGCAGATTGTCCCGCAGGTGTAGGCGTTACAGGAGATGGCGAACCTGCCATTGGTACAGCCTGTTGCGCAGCCTTCTGTGCAGTTGCAGCACCGTACTGTTGACCGGGAACTGCGGTAATAGGCATTTTTCCATTATTAGGATCTAATGGCTTTGGGGCAACAACATTTGCACCGTTCAAATCTGAACGGTTTGCGTATGCCTTGCCGATAACACCTTGGCGTTGACCGCCTCTACCTCTTGGCATTAAGCACCTGCCTTAGCTGCGCCACCACCGAGAGACGCTAAGAATGAACCGATGTCTTGCGGTTGTTGTGGTTGAGCAGTTGGTTGTTCTGCGCCAGCACCGGGAGCAGCAAGTCCTGGCATTGTTTCAGGAGCACCTGTTGGAGCAGGTGTTGCTTGACGCTTCTGTGCTTGTTCGTGAATCTTTGTTACTGCATCAGCCAACGACGCACGATCCGACGCGACCAAATCCACAATAGCAGCAATATCAGCAGGGGGAATAGCACCTTGCTGTGCTTGTGTTTGAATGGATTGCAAAAGTGCTTGTTCGAGTCCTTCACTTATCACACGGTCTTTCTCGCGCTCTGGATCATCAATCATTGGATCGATTTCTTGGGCTGTCTGCTTTGACATTGTTCCCATACCGACGCGCTGACCAAGGGCTACAACAAGTCCATTGGCATCTGTACCTGAATGAGAATAAGTAACTACGTTGTTGTCATCTTCAAAGTCCTTGTTAGGGATGTAATCGACATGACCCTTACCACCGCGAGATGAGATGTAGAAAGACTTGCGCTCGTTTCCGAAATAAGTCTTAGCGATAGCAATAGCGCGCTTGTTTTCTTCCTGCAATGAAGCAGCAAAGATTTCTTGTGCTTCTTGAATTGGGAAATCAACTACGGCTGAAAGGATGGCATCGCCACGCTTTCCTGTACGCACATTTGATGTTGACTCTCCACCAAACTCGGCAGGAGTTCCTGAAGCAATACGCTGTGCTCGTTCAATACGATCCATCATGCCGTTAGTAGCAAAGCCAGGGTTGGCTGCCATTTCACGGATTTCTCCACCTTGAACAACGTTAACCTGACCTGAGCGACCATCGTAAGGACCTGCAACAAAACGAGCAGTCTCACCGGGGCGAGATACCAAATAAGTGTCAGGAAAAATTCCGCGTTCTACAGCAATAACTTCAAGAGCCATGAGTTTAGATTGCAATTGATACATTCCAACAAGTGAATCGAACTGACCCATTGGGCGATCCAAAGTGATGCGACCAGGAACAACAGCAAGGCACAGTCCTGTTTTGTTTTGAATACGCTCTAACTCAACGTGTGGAGTTCCGCGAATTGGACCTTCCCATTGGCTTAATTTCTGTTGTGAAGTAGCGAGGAGAACGGTTACTTCCTCGTCGGTGTATTCAACAATTTGAACCATGTCGGTTGGCTTTGCTTTTTCATATCCGCGAAGCATGACATTGGCATCAGGGTAGTGCTTGCTTAACCAAGCGCGTGAACGGTTGTAAACAAAAATACAGTTTTGTGGAGTGATCTCATCTGGATCTTCTCCTTGTGATGGAAATGTGTTAAGTGGGTCGCGAATATCCCAACGCGCTGCGCCCCATTTCATATCCGGGCGAAGAACTACAGGAGATGATGCGTAGCCAATAAGCCAGCGCGCACGACGGCGCATCTTAAGTTGCATCTTGTTGGCTTCCCACCAACCAAGGGTGGCGCGCTTGCGGGTACGGGCGCGCTTTTCAGAAGCATTATTGCCTTCTTCAAGAGCAGGATAAAACACATTCGGCATTGTGGATGAGATACGCATAGCGGTCTGATCCAGTCCTGTTGTAATCAGGTTTGCTACAGCAGACTTTTCACGACGATCTAGCTCAGGTAGCGGGATAACAAGGTCGCCATTGTAGGCATCGCGAAGATTTCGCATCGAATCGATGATAGGTCCTTGCTTTGCTTGGCGTTCAGCCAGCATTGCTGCGATTTCTTCAATGGATGGTCCGAGCATTATTTACCCTTTTTCCTTTTTGCTTCTGATAATGAAATAGCAATTGCTTGCTTTCGGGATTTCACAACAGGTCCCGTCTTAGAACCTGAGTGAAGTTTTCCTGCTCCATACTCACCCATGACTAGGGCAATTTTTTTTGCAGACTTACTTTGTTTTTTCATTTTTAATCTTTTTCACCTTAGCAATGATTTTACGATCAATAGCATTATCTGCTTCTTGAGTCTTAACCTTGCGGTGCTTTTCATCTAGCTTCTTAAAAGCAGCCTTTTGTACAGGAGAAAGGTTGCCTATCAGACGCTTATCAATGACCTCATCTTTTGCTTCAACATATTTGGTCATTTACTTTGCCTTTTTCTTGACTACTCCTGAAACCTTTTTAAGATTTGGGTTAGCCTTAAGAGCGGCAGGTGAAGCCTTGCGAGCACCCGCAGCAAGGATTGCTCCTGCGCGTTCTTTGCTCACGCCTTGCTTCTTAGCAATCTGTGCTTGAACAGCTTTGAATCCAGGATGTGCTTTCTTTGCAGCCATGTTATCTCCTTAGACGGTCTTGTTAATTTTTTTGCCAGCAGACTTATTCTTCATAGAAGATTTAGTCTTAGCAACAATGTCTTTTTCGCCCTGCTTCTTTTCGAGAGCGACAATTGCTTTGCCTTCTGCGTTTTCATGCTTACGCATAGCGGCTTTAGATGGGAACTTTTCGACTTTTGCCATGGGTGATCTCAATTCTCAAGAGGCACAGTAACTTATGTGTAAATATACCACCTAAAACGGACAAATCACCTGCGCCAACGGCTCGTATGTTCCTTCATCCAAGTAGGTCGTTGGAATGTAGGCGGCTTATCCATACCGGCATGGAACAAGTTAGGTGCGTTCCAAATTAAAAACCAATGCGCCATAACCGTATCGTCGGTTTGTCCTTCTGGCCATTGCACAAGTTCTTTAACCATCGGCTTAATTGTTGCCTTTGAGCCAAGCAAGTCGGATCCGGGAAAGCGAACGCGCCCTGCTTTGTAGTGTGGGGCAAGAGTTTGTACGCCATAACTTTCGTCAGACTTATTGCGGTTGGTTTGATGGGGGATCAAGCTCACATTTCGAATAGCAGCCCACCGTTTGAAGTGGTCGTACTGCAACATAAAGCGTTGAGCCGCGTTTGCTTCCACAATCAAGTGGGTAAACGGATGACCTTTTTCGTTAGAGCGTTGCCACCATTCTTCAAGCAAGCCCGTATAGGTACGGCTATCTTGGTTGTAGTCCAAGAAATCAGGGGCATCCATAGGCGAGCGCACTAGGTCAATCAAATGTTGCATCTGAGTATCGGCATCGTATGCCCACCATTGAACAGCCCAAAACTTTGTAGGCGATGGGTCGGCAGTTACAACTGAGGATGCGTTGATTCCGTCTGGCCAACGACCAAGAACCCGGTCATCCCAACACCCTTGGTGTGAGATTCCTTCTTCGTCTATACCGCCGTCAATCCAAATTGGGTTAACAAGTGATGCTGCCTTATCAACATCTTCTTGCTGATACAAAGTTTGGAATCGATCCAAACGATTTTTTTTGATACGGACAAGTTCACGCCATGGCAAACGGTATTCGTCTAGCAAACAGCCGTATGGGTAATTGCCCTTATGCCCGCCGTTGGTTTTATCGGCTGTGCAAATATCGTCATAGTGAGCTTTGTACACAATATGGTGATATTTCTTTGGAGCTAATTCAGGCTTTTCCTCAAATTCTTCTGACCAATCCACAAGGTTAAGCGCGTAGCGATACAAGTCGTCGCTTGCCATTCTCTGTCCCTGAAGGATAAGAAGTCCACCTGGATCAAGACGAGTTTCGGCTTCTGTTTCCCACCAATTAATCAAAGTCTCACGCGATTCGGCAGTACGGATGTTTGTCTTATCTACAAGGTCATCCCAAATAACAGTATCGAAACGACCACCCAAGAAACCTGAGTCCATACCGTAGGCAACAAAGTTTGCTTCCTTGTCATCGATGGCTACGCCACCATCCTGCGCCAAGATAAATTCTTCCAATCGCCATAGGTCAGAGTTGGAAGGTTTGAAGCGACCGTAATCTGCAATCAAAGTAGAAACTGCATCTTTGGCTAAACCCTTTTCGAACAACACCGGGTCAGCCTTCATGGGAGTTTGGCGTTCAAAAGTTCTGCGAATACGACCTGTGTATTTTGTCGCCTGTCCTGCTGTGCGAGAACCAATCATGGTACGGCGGGATCTATCGCGCACCGCTAGCCATACAGGAAAATCGTGCGACCACGTTGTTGACTTACCAACACCCGGTGGACAGTTAATAACAACATATTCTTTTTGTGGAGTGGCAGCCAACTCAAGCATTTTGTATGCGGCTTCTTCCACCCATGGCGAAGTAGAGCGGGCAAAGTATCGCTCACGGAAGTAACCGAAATCTTCCAATGCTCTAGCCGCATCGCCCTTAACCTTTTCTGGATCAAAGACACCTGCGTTCTCAAAACCAAACTCGCCAAGGATGCGGTTGAGCCGAGAAGTCGGAACAGGCAATTGACGCATGACAGATGAGTAGCTGATGCCAGCCATCTGCGCTGCCGTTCTTTGCGAGTGACCTTCGCTCACAGCCTTGGCATATTTGCGCCAACGCGTGTCATCAATTCGTTTGTTGCTATTAGTCATTGAGTCCTAGCATCTCCAAAATATCAAAAGCATCATGCCGTATTAACAATCTACGGGCGCGATCTATGTCCTCGTCGGTAGCGTCAGGAATCGCTTGAACTAGTGAAGTCGCGTACCCAAGCGCGTCAGGAAACTGAGCCACGGAAATCCATTGTCGCTCGCACCACATCCGATAAATCATCCAACGATCCAGCGTTGTACACCATCTCGTCAAAGTTCCACTCGTTTAGTTCGTGCTCCGAAACATGACCATTGACCGCTTCATACCCCGGTCGATGTACGCGCCAAATGTGACCACCCAATTCCTTCAAGATGTTAGCTTCATTAGTAAAGCGCACATCAGTAAAAACATAATCGGTATGTGGGTCTAAGTCTTTAGTCGCGATAGCGACCCAAAAATTTTTACCGAATACATTACGAGCACCGACTCCGAGATCCTGCAAGAGACGGCGAACCTCATGGAATCGTTTGGCATCTTCCCATCCGAACGCTTCGACTACATCAGAGACGCGCTTACCCGTACCGTCGATGAGCGGGTCAATCTGCACAAGCAGTTCCCGGATCTTGTCGGCGAAAGCAACGCGGGTAAATCCAAACTCGCTAATGAGAATTTGAGCAACGGTATCCTTGCCGGATTGTGCGTAACCTGACAGACCAATAATCATCAGTACGCCAATTCCTCAAGCGCATCTGCAATTCGGGTGAGTACTTGAATCAGTTGTTCTTCGTGCGATGGTTTGTAATCTTTTACAGTTATAGGATCAAACTGCTTGTACACCGGACACTTGTGGTTTTCGTTGATGTTGTAGTTGTAGCCACAGTTCGGACACTTTCTCAAAGAGATAAACGACACGGTAAAGCTCCTTTCGTAATGCTTACACCCTATCACTTGCAGGGGTTGTAATTAGTGCTATTGTTCGATAACCACGAACGGGGAAGTCGTGGTGAAACACAAAAACTTAATAATGGCTGTACGGCAAACCATGTAAAAAACCGTACCTACCACTCACTCTGGTAGCGACCCGTTAGATGGGGAAAATTCGTGATGTCCAAATAGCGTTTGGCAACCCTTGGTAGAAGTCCCCCGCAGGTTACGATAGAACACCTGAAACGGCGAGAATGATGGTTACTGTAATTTCGTGTCTCCTTACAGTCATTAGACAAAATCATCATTTATGTAAAACGAGATAACCCCCGTGGGGGTAAGACATATCTTCAGATAGGGTTGCGTAACTAATTCTGGATCGCTAGCCTTAAGTTCTCTCGGCCAGAGAAAATGACCTGAGCACGTCTAAGTAAACTGCTCACCTAATCTTATGGTTTTAGAACATCACGAATAATCTTGAACCCGGTCATAAAAGCCAAGCTGATCCATCTCATTGCGTAGTTACATTACGCTGATGACATATAGTTCGTATGGTGATATGAAAAGGGTCGGCGCGCAGGGTCGAAGGCACATCCCCCGTCAAAGCTAGACAAAAGCAAGCCAAATGTCTAAGCAACCCATATAACAGACAAAAGAGAAAGCCGAGCATCAACACAGGGGCGCACATCCAAAGCCTGACCCGATGGAGAATCCTCACCCCCTGACTAGATAAAAAGAGGAGACAAGTGCGACCTCTCTTGATGACTGCGCACTAGTGAGAACCGCAGGGTGTGGGAAAACATGGGCATAAGTTGGGGACAATATGGGCAGAGATTGGGCAAGTTATCCCCGAAATAATCCACAGATGAGAAGCAATCGGAAGGAAAAGAGCGGGAACGGGCGGTTATAAACCTTCCCCCCTACTCCTTGCCCCTGAATTGAGCGTAAATCGGGCCAGGCATGGATCCAGGAGAACGAGCCTTAGCGGGGCATCTAGAGAGCCGAACCTGCGATAACTTGCGCCACTTATGACACCACCCAAACCCGCCCCAAATCGCCCCCAAACCCTGCTTTCGGGTGCTTCGTCGCCGGTTTTTACATTTTCGATCGAATCGTCTAACCGTCAAAAGCTCGTTTTCGGTCGTTCTTTTTTGCCCATTTATAGATTACGCTTTGGGGTGAAGCGGTGGGGAGAGTCCCACCCAATACAGCAAAGGATCCGGGAATGGAAACAGCAGACAACACCCCAAACCTTGAGCAAGTAATCGAAAAGGTTACGCAAGCACACGCCGAAAGTTTCAAAGCGTGGACAGATGCGCAAGGAATGTACGACAACGACGAAAACTACTCCGAAGAATATGAGGACACTCTCGACCGCAAATACAACGAGGGACACTCTGACGCGCTCGCGATGGTTCTTGAATTACTCAAGAGCATGGGCAAGCCATACCAAGAGGGCTACAACGACGGCGCAGAATATGCCTTGGATTATCTTTCGAGTTTGTACGAAGGCATAGAAGAAACCGATGTTTGGGCGGAGTTCATGGAAGTTTCTTGCGGTGCTTGTGGTCAGTTGTACAACAAGAACGAGCAACAAAATCATTGGGACAACTGCGACGAGAACCCAAAGAACTTTGAGCCAAATCCCGTTGGTGTCGATTGCCAACTCTGCGGAAAAGAGATTAAGGAGTTAGACAAGGGGCGAATCATTCTCCCTTGGGGCAATACTTGCGGGGATTGCGTTGCCGATATTGAGAAGGCGGGCAAGTAATGAGCACATACGCCGACTACTACATCGAACGAGTACGCGAAGCATCAGCAGAGCAGGGCATCGACGACCTATGTAAAGCCCTTACCGATTTGGGAATTAAAGCCACAAGCGAGCAAACGGGCGGTTTTACGATGTGCGCCTATGTGGAACTGAACGCCGAGCATTACATCTACGCCAATTTGTACGGCGCGAGCGTTTACACAAAAGACGATTATTCCCACGAACTCGCGCAGTATGACGAGAAACAAACGGCGCAACAAATCGCGCTAGATGTTCGCAACTACATCAACAAATAAGGCGAAACACCCCTTCGGGGGTGTCTTGGCGTAAGTGCGCCAACTGATGAGCCTAAGCAAATCAGCATCGATCAAAAATAGAAAAGGGAAAAAATGAAAACAGCAACAGAAACAAGCGGAACATCGTTGCAAGGTCACATCGAAACAACACGCGCCGAACTTACAAAAGCATTTGGCGAACCCACACAATACGGCGAGGGCGATAAGGTAACGATTGAGTGGGGAATCCAATTCGCCGACGGAACTATCGCGACTGTTTACGATTGGAAGCGTTACGAGTTGGGAACTCCCAAAGATCCGGAAATCGTTTCGTATAACATCGGGGGCTTTTCATCTCGCGCCGTTGATTTGGTGCGCGATGCTTTATCTAAAAAGATTTCCCGTTCTGTGTTTGTTGAGGCTCGCGAGTGGTTCGACAAATCAGGGGGAAATTCTTATTTTTCTGCCCGCGTTTGGGTAGATGGTCACATCGTCGCCGTTTTGCCTTTCCAATATGGCTACGGAAACCACTTCGAAACCGTAGCGATGCAGGAACTTATCTCGCTCGGTTTTGTTTCCGACGAATACAAGAACCGCGCCCTGTGGCGTTTGCGTGACGATTTGGGAATCGATTTCTACTCTTGCAAGTCCTACACAACCAAGAAAGAGATGTTTAACTAATGAAACTTACAAAACGAGGAAAGCGCGCCCGCGCTCTTTTGATTCTTGCGGGGTTAGTCCTTGCAGGGTTCGCGGTTCATTTCTTTTTGACCCACCACCGCGAGGAATACAACTGCCACCCAATCGCAGAAGGGCGGGAGTGCTCCCTGCGTTGGGTTCATAACTAAGGCGAAACCCCCCGTTTGGGGGGTCGTGGCGTATCGCGTCACCTGATGAGCCTCGGCACATTGGCAACGAATGAAAGGCAAAACATGAACACGAACGAACTCATAAAGGAGCGGGAGTCCCAACTCCTAGCCATCACAGACGAGCAACGCGACGCAGGAGACGATTCGAACCCGATTCTGTACGCCGAGCAGGGACCTAATCGGTTTTCCATCATGTCCTTATTCTTTACAGATAACGACGGCGTGAGGATTCAGGTCGATTTGGATGTTGACGAAATGAACGTTTACTTTTTCAATGACCAAGAGGAAATCGAAATTTCCGAGGGTGCTCTCTACGATTGGGCGGTGGATTTCTACCAAAACAACTAAAACCCGTCGCGGTGGATCCGGGAACGGGGTTTTGAGTTTCGATCGAATTTGATTCGCAAGGGGTCAAAAATCGAGCTTTAGCGGTCAAAAATTTTCCGGTCGCTAACTAGTAGGAACTCAGTCCCCACCTGGATCTCGGCCGGGCAAAAAATGATTGCAGCACATCTAGTAAGAACTCACTCAGTCCAAATTAACAACATCTAGTGAGAACTCAGTATTCGATCCTTTTGCTTAATAAGAACAAGTCGTGCATCAAGTAAAGCGTCAATGTTTGTGAGTATTTCCTCACGACGCTTCCAATTCATTCGGTTTCCGTATTCGTCTGTATGCAGATTCTTAGACAATGAAGCAAGAGTCTCGTCTATATCAGAGAGACTCTCGCGCCCATCGGTTTTAACCATAGGGTAAATACTACTGTTGATTACGCTCGTCACGCTTTGCCTTGTACGCTTTAACATCGTCAGCAAGATAGAAAACTTCTTTCCCAATTTTCTTCACCCACTTAATCGCGCCACGATATTGCATTTGTCGGAGATTGTTTAAGTTCACTCCGAGATATTCAATAGTCTTTTTAGATGACCACAATTCTTCGCTCATTTAGAATGGTGCTTCCTCGCTCTGAGTAACAGCATTGTCTGCTTTCTTAATGCGCTCTACTTTGACCACATCAGAACCAATAATATCTAGTGAGCTCTTAGTCTCTCCACCTTCAGGTGTGTACTCAGATTGTCCCAAGCGACCGGTAACACAGACCGTATCGCCCTTTTTAAGAGCGTCGATCAAACGCTCATGTGTTGCACCAAAGAAAGTTGCCTGAAACCACATGGTCTTTCCGTCAGTCCATTCTCCATCTTTCTTCACGCGCTGACCGACAGCTAGTGAGAAAGTGACAATCGCTTTGTTGTCTTTTGAAAAACGAATCTTTGGGTCTGCTCCAAGATTTCCGGTGATAACGAGATTATTCATTGCTTACCTTTCCTAGTGTTTTGATACTTCCATCATTCAGCAGTAAGACTGCTACGCCGCTTGAATTAACAAACGGACTTTTTTCTGAATCCTGCCACGAACTTACCATCCAACCTTTTTGCGTTGCATCCGCAGGGTTAAGATGGATGCTCGTTGTGTTGAGATTGTGGCAGCCGTGATGTATCCAAATGAGATTAGCGGGAGAATCTGTGCCACCACGCGAACGCAGTTTTCTGTGATGTAACGCCATAGATTCCTCGGCATTGCCACCACAGACTTCACAGTATCCACCCGCTCTTTCCTGAACAATCGCTACTAGCTTCTTGTCCATCGATCCCCTTTAATACCAAGCGTTTCCTCTGTTTGCTTGCCGTTGCCAGAACGACCAAGCCTTGCAGGGAGTGCCATATCGAACTGTAATGTATCTTAGCCCTGCCGTAATCTGTACGCGAGCCGATGCTGGCTCGTACGGAAACTTGTAGTTTCCCCAAGTAGCGGGCAGGAACTGCGGGATACCAAACGCCCCGGATCGCTCGTTAAGCGACTGAGGATTCCAATGGCTTTCGTGTTCCCACATCAGGTTCAAGCAAGAGAATTGGCGCAGACTTTTCCATTGTGACAAGACAGCTTGTTTAGCAAACTGCTTAGGAGTCAGCAGCATCTCCCGCGAAGCAATCGGTGCGATGGCAGCCTGTGCAGGAACAATGTGTAAAAACCCAACCATAACGGCAACTAAAAGGGCTTTACGCTTTAGGCAAATCGCCTACTCCTTGTCCACCTTTCGGCAGACTTCGCAAGCGTTATCAACCCAACGCTGTGCTCCACACTTACAATAAATTATCTTTGCGTCATCCATGATTTCCCCCTTAAAGGTGTTGGTTATGGACAGGATTATTTTAGCGTAACTGCATCCTTAATCTGTGCCTTAGCAATCTCTTTTGCCTTGTTTAAGCCCGCTACATACGCTTGTTCAGGCTCAAGATTGATCCCGCCAAGTGGATTTGGATTCAGCATTTCTGCTTGAAGCGCGCTGATAATGTCCTCTGCTGTGCGGTTATGCACATACAGCATAAGTGCGTTTACTTCTGTACCTAGTTTCTTTGGGTCAGGCTTTACTGTGGTCATCGTGCTGACATTCCTTTCACATTGATATTGGCAATCGGAGTAAACACCTTGTTCATTCCGACATTACATTGCGCACAAATAACTGATTCAGAATTAGTCATCGGCATTTCCACTTCATGCTGAACTGCGCACTCAGGGCATTTGTATTCATATATTGGCATTGGTTTTAACCAACCTTTCTACTATCCATTCAACACAAGGAACTGCAACCGCATTGCCCATTTGCTTATAGCGATGCGTGTCTGCCTGGCCCTCAGTCCATTGATCCGGGAAGCCCTGCAAACGCTCACATTCAACAGGAGTTAAACGGCGAACAGTCGAATGTAAAGCAACGGCTTGTGCTCCTGTGCGATCCAGGGTGTAAGACGGATCGTTTTCAGTCCCTATTCCCAAACCATTTTGTTTCTTATCCATATCTCGCCCATCTTGAATTGGTATTGCAACCATTGGCATATTGTTTCCACCTGTTCCCATACGAGCTTGCAAAGTATTAATGACGCTACCTTGAAAACGAATATCATCTACTCGGTTTCCATAAAAAATAAGAACAGTCGCTCTTGCATCACCGTTGTTTTCAAACGCGTTCAAAGTAGTCACCACTCCCCCCTGTTGCCATGTCTCAAAATCTGATTCATTCTGAGCTCTCCTTGCTTTCACAAACCACATTAATCAACGACCTGTAGCAATCCTGCTTTAACTGCTTGATGCGAACCCTGTCCTTTTGTTAAATCAGAAACAGTTAATTCGTGAACTATTCGCTTATTGCTTCTAGTGCCTGTTGAAGTGCCGGTGGAAGCGTCTTTCCCTTTCGACTGGATCTGCGCAAGATACCTTGTGCTGCCTTCTGCGATAGAGAGTATTTCCGCAGGTGTTCGCCAGTCGTCTCCAAGACATCCGACAATGAAGATTCGACGACGGCGTTGGGGTACTCCGAAGTATTGAGCATCAAGCACTCGCCACGCGACGCTATACCCGATGTCATCCAACGTTCCGATGATGGTCCCCATATCTCGCCCTTTGTTACTTGAAAGTAAACCGGGGACATTTTCGAGTATGAAGAATTTGGCTTTCGTTTCTTCAAGGATTCTAACGATTTCAAAAAAGAGTCCTGATCGATCCCCAGCCAGTCCAGCGCGCTTGCCAGCCACGCTGAGGTCTTGACAGGGGAATCCCCCGACAATAATTCCATTTGAATCAAATCCGAGCTTAAAGAGTTGTTCTCCTGTGACATCTTTTACATCCTCTAAAATAGTTGAATTAGGAAATTGCTTGGCTAATACCTTTCGTGCGTTCTTATCAATCTCTACAGAAGCCACGACTTCTACGCCGTTGCGCTCCAATGCAAGGTCAAATCCACCTACGCCAGCAAACAGGGATACGGCTTTCAACAGTCGCACCCACAATCGCATCCACCCGTAGGCTTAAAGTATTGTGCGCGGATCCGGGAAACCATCATTAGACCCAACACGCTTCCGAAGATACAGATGCCCGCTATCACGGCGCATAACAAAGTTAATATCATTACCAACCACCTAAACAATTCTTGGAGTGGGTGTGCTTGCTGTAGCTCACAAGATATGCACCTTTGCTTGGCGCAAATAACTCAGTATTGCAAGCACCGCATTTGCCGTACCACTCACCTGCCATATAGTCATAAGTCATTCAGTTGTTACCTTTCTTGGATGGAATAGTGGCGCAGTATTGGCTAGGAGAAAGGGCTTCCATCGTGACCAAACTTGGCGGTATGAACAGCAAGTAAGAACCCGCTTTAACGCCACTATTCAAAGTTTTCATTAGTGACCTGTGATGATTCTGTGGTTAATAACATTGCACCCTTTGTTGGTGCAATCAAAAGATATTTCGCTTACAAAGTCCACATTGAGATCGACCAATACTTCTGTCGAACAATCTGTGCAATGCAAGACATCTACATATACCTGCTTAGACAAGCGAATATCGCTTGATGTGACGATGCGTGACCCCATCAGAATCTGCCGGTAACTGCTAGGCGATACTCGCGCATATCGTGAGCGCGCATATCTTCTTCGTCATCTTCAGGAATAACCAAAGCGGCTTCGGCTTCGGCGTGACAGCAAGGAGTAATAAGGAAATCCCCTGCATGGTTGTAAAGAAGTTCAGAAATCAACCATTCGTTCTGACATCCGTTGCAATAGCCACATTCGTACTTGGTTACTGGATCGGTGTTGTTTACTTTGTGGTAGTGGTCAATTTCAATTTGAGTTGGGCGACGGTTTGTTCCGCACTTTTCGTCGCAACTATCAGCAATATATTTACTCATTATCAACTCGTATCGCAGAGTTGTTACGAGCCATTAAGCACCATTCACATTCGATGATGCCACCGCCATCGCGGATCAAATGGACAATGAGACGGTTAACGAAACCACCTTTAGTTCCGCACCATACGCAACACATATGTTCGTTGCTCATTTGTTTTCCACATGGCTGAAGAAAAGTTCAAGAGCTACACCGATTAAGGTTGCTCCAAGAACGAGAGATAAAACTTCAACATAAAACATATTGCACCCTTTCTGTGGGGACTATCCCCTGTTGACCGTAATCTATTCCTGATTAGTTACGGTGTCAACGACCTTTGCATCTCCATATCCTGCCTCGCGCAAAAGATTCAGAACTTGCCCGACTGTCATCACAGCCCACCAATTAGACACGGAGTTTAGTCCTACGCCGTTAGGCTTAACGACCAATACACCGAAATCTGCTTTGGCATTTATGCGTTCAACTTCTGTTTCTTTGAGCCACTCAGGAAATTTATATGTCTTGTGATTCTTGATTTCGAACACAAGGCCAGGCGCGCCGGAAACATCCCCTTGATCCAGAGCACCGGATAAAGCTCTGCGTTCGACCATGGGGAATGATTCCCTCACGCGACTATCGTTAACGAAAGCTGATTCTGCGGAAGTTCCTTTTTGCTTTGCTTTACTCATTGACTATTTGTACCGCATCGCGAACGACCTTGTGGCAATCGCCATGGTCGCTAGTCAGGTACAGATCGAAAGTCTCGTTATGGTCGGGACCTTCGACTGCCTTCACTATGAGGCGGTCATTGTCAATGATTACGGAATCACCGGGCAGTAGAGCCTGTGGTGGTACTAGTGTCACGCATCACTCCTTATCGTAAGCATTACGGTTTAGGATACACATTACGCCCCCACTTCTCAAGCAGTTCTCGCTTAAGGTGGTCGGGTATTGGAACAGCGTTCTTACGCCGTTCATCCTCGGCTCTAGTGGCTTCTAGAGCCTCTAACTTCTCCTTCTCGCGTCTTTCCCTAGCCAATTCCAAATCCCGCTCTCTAGCCTCGTCAGGGCTGAATTTGCGGGGTGGCAAAGGAGAGTCCATCCATCGCTGTTCTTGCAACCATTTGGTCGAAGATGGGGTGAAAGATGGGTCGCGGTTCGGGTCATTGGCGAAGATGGTCGCGGCTTCAATAATCTTCTCTGGATCAGCAACCTTAATTGCGTCTGCCCACGCCGAGCGGGTTGAAACGACGGATACCCGGCGTGGATAGACATTCCAGAAACGACCGAAATCATCAATCATCATTGGTTACTTCTGACCCCTAGCAATAATCGAAGCGACTGTTCTTGTGCGAATCGCTCCCAAAAAGGCATCTGACCCAATGCTTCTAAAATCTGATAAATCCAACGCTTCGATCTCCTGAGCAATCTGCTCGCGGAGTTCCTGCAACTGAATCTCAATTGTCTTTTCCAAAGTAATCCTTTCTAATCACATCAAGAACATAATCCTCGGTGATGCCGAATACTAAAAGAGCTTTAAGTGCTCTCTTGCGTATTGACCCCATGTTGCGGGCTTTCAGGGACTGCCGTTCGACAGTTGTTAGCCCACCCCATACACCGACTTCTTTATTGTTATACGCCCAATTCAGACATTCTTCCCATACGGGACAACTGCCACATATAGGGCGTGTCTTACTGTCGAAATCTTCCTGCATTTTGACCGAGTTACGCTTTTCCTCAACATCGAAAAAGATGTTCGTATCCAAGTCACGGCAGTTAGCTTCTTCAGTATTTATCCTCGTTTCAAGGAAGCGCATCCGACCTCTCCTGATTCGTCAAAGTATGGGCAGTACATCCTGCAAAAATGCTTTGGCTTCTCAGCGTCGGGGAGTTCTTTCTTGGCAGCAGATTCTTTAACTTCCTTTAACCATGTTAAGGCTGCTTCTGCTTTGACTGGATCATACGGCTCATGGTGGACTGCAATATCAGCCAACTTGCCATCTCTAGGAATCGTCACAAGTGCGACTGTCAATGGATCTTCGCCGGATGCTTTGAGCATATGGGCATAGACCTGCGCTTGCCACACTTGTTGGTCGCTAGGGAAATAGCGAAGGCTGGCTTTAGTAGTTGTTTTCCAATCCACCACAAGTCGTTTGTCACGAATGTACAAATCGGTGTGAGCGGGAATACCGAACTCATTTAACTCTTGTTCGATAAGCAAGTTGTCACCAAAGGGATC